ATTGACACCTTCGTGTAGAAATTCAGAGAATGATAACATTTACTTGCGACCCCCGATATTGTATTTGGCAATCAATTCCCATTCATTCTTTTCTTTGTGAGGAATGATTTTGATTTGATTGATTGGTGTTGCGGGATATGAAATTCTATCTTCATCTACGATATCAACCAACCCCCAATCAGCGAGCAACCGAACGATAGTGTTTCTACGACCCTCGTCTTCTTCAGAGAAGTTGGTCGCCTTCCCATCAAGTGCAAACAGTTCTTTGAAATGCACGATGTAATACTTGCCACGTTTATGAAGAATGTGACAAGACTGATACAGTCTTTTATCTTTGGGTGATGAGATACCAATGCGAGTCAGTGTTTCTCGAACTTTGAGAAAATCATCCTGTTCTTTCAATTGAACTTCAATCAACGAATCAACGACACTTTCCATTTTCAGACACCTTTATTGTTATAGTTATAAACATTATAAGTTATTGTTCATTACTATTTATAAATCTTTGCCTTTCAACATCTGTTCACATATCGATTTGACCTGTTCAGATGTGAGGGTGTTGAGGATTTCAAGTGCCTTTCTTTGACTGCAATTGTAGTATTCACAAATCAAATCAACGTGTTTATTCTCATCTTTTTTGTGCCACTTAGAGAAACGTTTGCGCTTACGAACCAAGTTCAGTAGAAACTCATACTGCATCTTATAGTCGAGATCCGCACGTTGATTCATTTCATTTGCGAGTGCAACCGTATCTTGGAAATACGAGAGACCACGGTTGATCAAAAATGCGTTGTATTGTTTCTCAGCGAGTTCATCGTTCTCTGAACCCCGCATCATATTCTCTTTACTTACATTGATACTGTTGAGATACTCAAAGGGATTGCTCATTCTCTTCTCTCTCTTCAAACTTTTGTAAGATAACCATCAGAAGTTTCTCACATTCATCACAAACATTGAAAGGGTGTTCATCAAGATACACAACCGCATTGTCTTTTGGCAACTTATTCTTATTGCACGCTTCGCACTTCTTACGCATCACGAAAACTCACAATTGACCATTATCTCAGTCAGACACGCAGTCATGTTGATTTCGGGATCAGCAACAAACGCCGCCTTATACTGATAGTCAGCAAGTATCAACACAAGTTGTGGAACACTCGATGATGTAAGAAACTCTGACGCTGCATCATAAATGACTCGAAAGATTTCTGAGCTGTCTGCATCAGAGTTTTGTGCCACCCACTTGCGAACCTCAGTGAAGTTCTTATCCTTCAGCGCGTTCGTCAAGTTTTCAATTGATACATCTTGAACCTTTTGAAGAATACCTGTATCGATTGTACCACAACTTCCATACTTTTGCAATTCATTGAGAATACGTCGATTGTCAGGAAAGTGTTTCTTGACAACCTCTGCAACGACCTTCTTATCGAACTCGATGTTCTCTTGCGTCAGAATACCACAAGCACGTTTGAACATCTCCGCTGCAAGGCGAACCTTATCATCTTTCTGTAAGGTGAAGTCAATGACACTGCAACGAGAGTGCAACGGTTCAATGATACGGTTCTTGAAGTTACACGTCAGAATAAATCCACAGTTCTTCGAATACTCTTCCATAAAGTTACGAAGCGCAGGTTGTGTTGAGTTGGGGTTGAGATAGTCCGCTTCGTCAAGAATAACATACTTACGACCACCCTGTAGTGACACTGACGATGCAAACTGCTGTATTTCATTTCGCAACGTATCAATGTTACCATTCATCGAACCATTGATCACGATGTAATCACAACGCAGTTCTTCTAACATTGCCTTTGCAACTGTGGTCTTACCAACGCCTGGACCACCAGACAGAATCAGGTTGGGCACATTCTCTTGATCAACGAACTGTTGAAAGTTTTTCTTCAAATCATCAGGAAGAATCGTATCAGCCACTGTCTGTGGCCGATACTTTTCTACAAACAAAAAATCATCACGCATAATATAATGTCCTACTCAGTTTATTCAAAGGTTGATGAAGATTCGATCGCAATCCAATACTCTACATCCTCCGCACTAAAGTGTGAAATACCTTTCGATGAAATCGATACCTGATAGTCACGGGGCATCAACTTCATATTTTCAGTTCGAAACACGACATTGAAGGTCTTATCGGTTGTGCCAACCTCAATGTTGAATTGATCGGTGCTTGGATTCTTTGTGTCGGTTGCACGCAGATAAATCTTTGAACCATCACCAACAACAACAAAGTCAGGCAATGACATCACACCCAATGCTTTCATCACTTCACTGAAATGTTCTTTACTCATCTTGAATTCAACATCTGCATCACCAATGTTCAACTCTTTGTCTGGTGGAATCATAATAGTCGATGGATCACAGAATGTATAATCGACCTTACGACCACTCGATTGAATAGTCACTGTGTTTTCATTGACTGTGTAGGTTGGGTCTTCGAACAAAGACACGACACCAAGAAACCTTGATAGATCATAGATCGCAAAGGTCGAATCGATTGACTCTGTGAGTTTTGCTTTTGCAAGTACTGTCTTTGTCGGTGAAATTGTTTTCAGTTCATTTCCCGATTGAAACTGAATCGAGGGATTGATCGCTGAAAAACTTTTCAGGGTTGCAAGGGTTTCATTATTTAGATTCATCACATTCTCCATTATTTTTTCTTACCAAGTGTTTTCACGTCAGCAGTCGCAGCAGCACCAACAGATGCCAAGTGTGCCAATGAACCACCAAAGATGTAACTACCAACGTGTTTCAACTGCATCCAAGGACACAACCAAACTTTCATACCCATCTTTTGAACATTATAACAGAACATATAGTCTTCTGACAAGTACCTATTTGAATAATTGCCTGCAAGACCATTCCGTTTGTCTTTCAAGAACTCAATCACATCATCCTGTTTCGCATCTGGATTCTTCTCAAAGAACGCAGTGATCTCAGGAACCATATTCTGTGACTTGTCATCAATCAAGGCATCGAAGTATGCCATAATCTCACGTGTGCCATCAAAGTTTGCGGTGCGGACGTGATCCGGTTTGTATAACATCTGAGGATAGTTCTCATTATATTGTTCAAACACCTTACGTTGAATCAACATAAATCCAGTGCCGCCTTCGAGAACTTCACACGGTTCGCCAATCTTGATTGAACCAGAACCTTTCTTGGGGTTGAACACATAGTCGCCTACATAGTTTTCCAACTCGTTCGGATTCTCATCAGCAGCGCCTTTATCCACCGCCATCTTGATCTTTTCCCACGAGATTGTTTTCTTTGGATAAGGCCCGCACAACACGTGATACTTCTCATCCTGACTTGACATAGCAAGCATTGCAATCACATCATTCGCGTTGAATCCAATATCAGAATCAATGAACATCAGGTGAGTGCAGTCTGAACGCATAAACTCATCTGCACAATAGTTTCTTGCACGTGTGATCAGCGACTCGTTGAACAGAAAATAAAACTGCAACGGAATCTGATACTTTGCACAGAGACCAGTCAAGTCAGCAACCGATCGAGTAAACATACCCGCGCACTGACCACCATACATAGGAACCGCGAGAAACAATTTCTGTTTTCGAAGTTCTTCAACCTTCACATTCAATTCCATAATTTTCTCCAGATAATACGTCTTATATATTCAATCATACCACATCTTCACTCGTTCGAATCATAGGGTCATTGTTCATTCTCTTTTGTTTTCGTTTCAACAGTTTCAAATTTCTCTTTGCACGTTCAAGATGAATCTTTGACGCACGATTCAAATAGACGATACCGTTCAGATGATCGACTTCGTGTTGAAAACATCGGGCAGTAATACCATTGAACTTCTGTGTTTGCAACTCGCCATTGACATCATAAAACTTTGATCTAATCCAACTTGACCTTTTTATTCTAACATAAAGGGATGGGTATGTCAAACATCCCTCTTCAATAACCGACTGTTCTTCAGACTCAAAGGTGATCACTGGATTGAAACAAACCAATCGTGGTTCGGTTCGCATCACAAAGACTCGATAAGGCAAACCTAATTGATTTGCTGACAACCCAATACCATTGTGTTTATCCATCACCTGTATCAAATGATCCGCAAGTTCCTGTGGATCAACTGGTGGGCTCTCAAAGTCAAATGGTTCAAGTTCAGTGGTCAACAAAGGATGTGTTGACTTGACTAACTTATCACTCAGATTCATATTCCACCACTTTCCAATCGTGATTCTTCACTGCGTGTTTACTGGCCCAAGTTTCTGCTGATTCCTTCGTGTCGAACTTCAAAACTTGCGGGTGAAGTTTGCTCTTCTCGACATCAATTACTGGATACCAATCATCATAGTCTGGTAACTTTGTTTCTACTACATAATACATATTTTCCTCCTATGCTGCAATCTTAGAAAAGTTTTTTACTTTAGTGAATCGAATGTTACTGTGAAACTTGTCATACAACTGATCGCCTTTGTGGCTAATGACAAAGACATTCGTGTCTTGACTCAATTGCGTGATAATCTTCAAGAACTCATCTGTACCAGTTGTGTCCAACGAACTATCAAAGACCTCATCAAGAATCAATAGGTTTGTTGAAATTGAGTTGCGAAGTTTAGCAACCGCGCGCCAAGTGAAAAGAAGTGCCAAGTCGATTCTCATTTTTTCACCTTCACTGAATGAGTCATAGGTGAATTCATCACGAAACCTCGATCGAATCTTTTCGTTGAAGTTTTCGTCCAGTTCAAACTGAACAAAGAAGTCCATCGATGCGAGATACTTATTGACCAACTTGTTGATGATCGGCACATACTGTTTGATGATTCTTGCTTTGATGCCACCGTCTTTCAATAACGTTGATGCAATCTCATATCGTTCCTTGAGTAACACATACTCTTCGTGTTTTTCTTGATGTTCTTTCAACTGACTCTTCATTGTCTTGAGTTCTTCAGCAGAGTCATCATTTTGTTGTGTCTGTTCTTCATTCAACTTCTGAGTCAAATCATCGATGTTATTTTGACACATCGTGATACTCGTGTTCTCGTTCATAATCAAACGATTCAGTTCGCTGATCTTTTCTTGAACCTTCGAGATTTCACCCATACGCGTATTGAGTTCATTGTAATGTTCAGATAGTTGATTCAGACCACCCTCAATCTCATCCTTCTTGAGATTCTTGACCTGTATCTTCTCTTCCTTGAAATCACTCTCAATGAACTGTTGACACGTTGGACACTCATCATTGTCGTGCAAAAACGAAATGTCTTTTTGCAATGACTCAATCTTGTGTTTCAATTGATACTCATACTGATTGAGTTTCTCAAGTTTCTTTTGAACCTGTTGTTGATCAGAGATTGTCGCAGTGGTTTCTTGAATTTGTTTCTGTAACTCTGCAACTGACTTCGAGTGTTCATCAATCTGTTTCTTGAGTTCGTCAATTCGTTTCTCTTTGTTCTCACGATCACTCTTTTGCATTGACATCAACTCATTCATATGTTTTCGTGTGAGTTCAATGCGTTGTTCTAACAAATCAATCTGATACTTAGACTCAGTGATTTTGTCCTTGTTTCGAGAGACGCGTTCTTTCAATAACGTATGCATCTTCGAAAAGATTTCGATGTCCAACAGGTCTTCGATCACATTACGACGATCGCCTGGTTTGAGTTGCATAAACGGAATGAAGTTCGCAGAACCAACCACGACAATTTGCGTGAATGATTTGTGATTCAACTTCAATACATTCTTCTCAAGATACTCCTGATACTCACGCACCGATGCATTCTGTTCGATCAACTTCCCATCACAGTAAATCTCAAACAACGCGGGTTTGATACCACGACGAATGAGATAGTGTTTCTTTTTGACAATAAACTCAACCTCAACCAAACAGTTTTTGTTGGTGATACTATTGACCAGTAGAGGTTTGTTGATGTTGCGATAAGGCTTGCCATACAACACAAACGAAATCGCATCAAGAAAAGTAGATTTACCTGCACCATTCTCACCAACGATCAAGGTCGATGGTGATTTGTCTAACTGTACTTCGGTGAATTCATTACCAGTTGATAGAAAGTTCTGCCATTTTACAGACTTGAAATTTATCATTATTCAATACTCAATGCTTCAGTGTATAAATCGTAAAAGAGTTGTTCCATATTCTTTGGATTGTCGAGTGACAGATTCGCAATATACTTGTTGATAATTGTCACTGTATCTTCTGCTTCATTTACGATGTCCGACTCATCTTCAATTTGTAGATTGAGATTATCTTCAACAACCTGAAGATTGTTTGGATCAAAACTGTTCAACTTGTCAATGAACAAATCGAACAGATACGGATTGTCTTTGTTCTTCACCACAACCTTCACATATGCATCACGAATATGTGAGTAGTCTTGAGTCAGCAGCTCTTCACCCGATGTTGCGTCATCATAAAATACCTTATGAAATATACTAAACGGATTTTGAATGAATGTCAAGTCTTTTGTTTCAGTATCAAAGATGTGAAAACCACGCGGATCGTTATAGTCTGACCACGTCATCTCGTAAGGCGCACCAAGATAATGGACGTTATCCTTTGTTGATTTATGATGAAAGTGACCAGTGAAAACTGAGTCAAACTTTTCAAACGTCTTATGCGACAGTCCGTGTTCATTCACTGCACCACGATACATCTCAAACCCCTGCAGTTCAAGGTGCGCCATCACCACCGATGCAGTCGAATCTTCGATCGCCTTCATCGAGGTTTCATAGTTTTCGTTATTGATCCACGGCAACATCAATACGCGAGTTGAACCGAAGTCTAACTCCGTTGGGTGTTCGTGAATCTTTGCGGAATAGTCGCGCAACAGCAGGTCAGGGGAATTGACACGGTTTGTACTCTTGAAATACACATCGTGATTACCAAGAATATAATGTGACTCAAGGTTTCGTTTCTCTACCTCATCAAACCAATACGACTTTGCACGACTCAACGTGTCAAAGTTGATAAACTTACGCCGATCAAAGATATCACCAAGTGTGATAATAGTATCAATCTTGTGTTCATCAATGTATGGAAAGAAACATTCAGAATAAAATTTTTCGAAATAATCGTGTAGTACTAAGTTATCATTACGAATTCCGACGTGTTGATCGGTAATCAAAGCAATTTTCATTATTCACCTTCTATAAATTTCTCAATACCTTCATTTTGTTTTTTCTGTGCTTTCTTTGTTTTTGGTTTCCTTTCATACTTTTCAAGTATTGGTTTCATTTTATCATTTGTGATATCAAATGTCGAGTATGCTTCTGCATCTTCATTATTCAAACTTGCATCAACAAGAAAGTGTTCCAACGACTTATACTTCACAAAGGTCTGTTTCTTCTCTTTCTCAATACGTCTCAAAAACGCGTAGTAGATAATCTGAGTGAAATATGCAAAAGGGTTTTTCGACTTTTCTGGATTGAAGTTATGCACCGCAACTACACAGTTCTCCAATGCATCACTCACCATCTCTTCACGATAAGTGTATCCAGAAAACTTCCACTTAGTTCCCAATCGTGTCGCAATCATATAGAAACAGTGACCAATATTTTCTGGCACGCGCGGTGTTGGTTCGCCGTTTTCTTCTGCGATTCTACACTGTTCTTTGTATTCAACGAGCATCTGATAGAACTCTTTGTTGTTGATGTAATCAGCCATCAGTGAACCTTTTTACTAGAATTGTTTATGAAAAAACTATCTTCCGAAATTTCAGTGTCATCAATATCATTATCGACACTTGGTTCGGGCATATCAAACTCTGCCATATATTCATCACTATCCGAACTAAATTCTGGCAATCCGTTCTCATCATAAACTTCCATTGTCATCTGATAAGACTTCAGAATCTCTTCTCTCAAGTCTTTGAACACAGCGACAATATGTTCGCGCTTGAAGAACACATCGAAGTTGTTGCTGTATGTGCAATACTTTCGAAAGATAATATTTGGTTCGTTATCGATAGTAGCATACGTCATCAACAACGCATTGTCAAGATCAATACCACGATCATTCTCATTCAACAACTCACCGAAAACTTCTTCACCATTTGTAAGGAGTGCCATTACTATCATTTGATTCCAACCTTATAGAACTTATACTGAAACTTTTCACTGTCATAAATCTTGATGCGTTCAAGTAAATGTTTCAACGTGAAATTCATTTTCTTTTTGTGTGTCAAATCATCAGCGACATCATACAACACCGCTGATGATTTACTCTCGGACTTACGAAGTGATCTTCCGATTGATTGTAGATTACGAATCTTCGATTTAGATGGACTTGCAAAGATTACATTATGCAAGTTTCGAATATTCACTCCAGTACTTGTCGTACCATACGATGCTACAATAATAGCATTACTCTCATTTTCTACAATACCACGAATCTCATTTCGTTCACCACCTTTTACTCCCCCGTGAATAAAGAATACCTTACGGTCTCCCGCCTGTTCTTTGATACTATTATACAACACCTTACCGTGTGTGTCAACATATTGAAACAATAAAAGTGTATTGCCTTCTAAAGACAGTGATAGGTTTGTCAGAAAACGATTGCGTCCTTCGTGATTCACCAAAAACTTCATCTCATCCTGATACGTCATCGGTGCAACAAGTTTTCTCTCTTCATCTGAATAAGACAATGAAAGAACTTTGATACGAAAATCTGCAAGGTGATTCGCGTCCATCAAGTCTTTTGTGGTCGCAACACGATTCAACGGACCAAACAATCCTTCAAGAACATACTGATGACATTGCGCATCATCAACTGTACCAGTGAATCCAAAACGATATTGACAGTCGATCAATTTAGTCATAATCGATGTCAAAGACTTTGCCTTGAACAAATGCGCTTCATCCCCTATGACTACATCAAATTGATCATACCAAGACTTCGGTAACTTGTAGATGGACTGCCACGTTGTAATTGTGATGGGTTTGTCTGTATCCTTATCCTGGCCACCAAAAATCTTATGAATATATTTCTCAGACTTGAAACCATATTCTTCAAAGTCAGAATACATCTGATGAACCAATGATACGGTCGGAACAATGATCAACGCTGGTCTCAAATACCACCGCATAATCATATAAATGATGAATGACTTACCTGACGCAGTCGGAGATAAAAACATTTGACGATCATAACGAACCGCATCAACAAATGCTTCGATCTGATAATCGCGTGGTTCTAAACTAAACTTTTGTTCTTTGAGAAACTCTTTCGCTTCTTTGACTGAAAAGTTGTTGGTTGAATTATCATATTCATACTCAAGTGTGTAACCACGAGACTTACAAAAATCTTCAAGACGATGCATCAACCCTGAATACAAAGTGAGTGTCTTCATATTCAATAGACGTATCTTTCCATCCCAGACACCCCATTTCACCTGAGGCATAAACCGGGCGCCTGGAACTTCGAACGTGAAGTGATCCGAAATTTCTTGTGCTATACCCATATCATCAGTGACGATTTGATTATAGACTTCATCAACTTTTCGAATAACTAAATGTGTCACGCACCAACCTTGAATTTTTCGAAGTCAATCGCACTCTTGATATGGAATCCACGATTGTGTATCATCTTGATAATGGACTCTAAGGCTTGTATCTTTTCTTGTTGATATGCAATCTTGAGGTTCAGTCGAATAATGTCATCATCTGCATCGAGATAAGCAGAGACATCAGACTTGAGAATACGACCCTTTGGTGGTAACTTCCAACCCTGTTCCATCTGTTCTTCAGTGGGACCATCAACATAAAACTCTTGCTTGTCGAGTTTCAGTCGTTTCATTTCAGACTCAAGTTTTTTCAACATCAATCTCTCACGAGAAAATATCGCGTAGTATTTATGATGAAGTTTTGCAAGGTCAAGTGCAGCATTACCAAGTTCAGACGGATTAACCGCACTGTCTTTTTCCCATAGTTCAAATATTTCTTCAAGCGTCATAATATAACTTTCCCATAGGTATATAAACCTATTGTATCATAATCTAAGGTGAAAGTAAAATCAAAGTTTCAAAAATGAATAATTCAGAAATCTAAAAGATGCTGTTGATTCGATGTATTCAATGTCAGGATTGACCGCAGACATTTCAATCGGTGTCAATGAAACTGGAAACAAATCCTGAATCTCAATTCGAATGTTTGGATTCATTGCACTTGACAGAATAGTCAAAGTAGCGTCAGAGTAAATACCCCCACCAGAAAATGACGGTTGATCTTCCAACTCTTTATACTGATCTGTCGAATCTGGAAAACCTAATGCACGTATCCAATCAAACACCTCAATATAATTCTTCATATCTTCATCGACCTTGAATATCACTTCAAGTTCGCTGTATTCAATACGATCACCAGGTGTGGGAATGGAACGTAATGGTGTTTGTTGATCTAAACTGGAAAGAGTAATACCAGGCAATGTTACCGACTGAACAAAAAAGTTCATTGTAGGCATACGACTAATGTTGAATTGAAATCCAACAGGCGATAACATATTTTTGTTTGTAATGTCAGTCATTAGCTAATACTCATATGAATCATTATTAGTATTTATATAGACTCAAAACCATTATAACGATTGAAAACAAAAGTGTCAAGCAAAAAAAGAGGGGACCGAAGTCCCCTCTCAAGTACTTCTGTTTTATTATTATAATCTACAGAAGATTTGCAACTACGCTCCGGCGGTAGTACACGTTGCTGTCTTGACTCAACGCACCAGCGCCAAGGTCAGTGCCTTCCGCGAACGGGTTGGCGACCATACCGTAACGAGTTTTGAACCCGATTTTCGGCTGGAAGGTATCCTGATCAACCGCACGGACCATTTGCAGCGGCACGTATGGGCAATAGA